CCACAGGCGTTTCAGTAAAAACCGGGCTGTTGAGGTCGTCCGTGCCGGTCTGGGTCTTTTCATACAAGGTAATGCTGATTCCTTTAATCATTAGACCATCTCCTCGATCGGACTGTATGAGCCGATTAAATTGCCGGTTCCAAGGAGCTTTTTTTCGACTCTGGTCAGATACAGTTCTCCGGATCCGCTTGCATTAGTCCAGCTCTGCGAGTAACCGCCCGCTGAGATGGATCCCTGCGTCGCTCCAAGAGGCAGACTCAGCGAGTCGCCGATCGCCCTGCGTACCATGCGGCAGGATACGACATTTTTCGCATCTGCACTTGCGCTTGAGTTGTAGGCGTCAATGATCAGCCCGGCCTCTTCGAGCAAGGTGGCGCACATGGTAATTTCGTCAGCTGTAAGTGTGCGATATCCCGCTTCTACTTCAGCAGTCGTCGCGTATGCCATGACTTACACCCGCTTTCTCTTTGGTGTTGCCCTTTTCTTTTCTGGTGCTACATCCTTCAAGGACACCAGTCCGAGCTGGGCAAGGTAAAGCCCTCTCTCGTCATCGACAAGAAAGACACCTCCCGCCTTCCGGAAGGTGCCCTCTTTTAAATCGTGAAAGGACTGGTTAACAGTCGCCTGTTTCATCAGGCTCCGATGGTGGCTTTGATGATGCGATCCAGGAAGGCCGGATGTACGGCAAGACCGCAGTAAGCGACGGTCTGAACTGCTGCGTTCTCATACAGTCCATCATTGTGGACAGCGATGATGCCGGATGCGTCGGTGGTCATCTCAAGACCAGGGATGGACGCGATGGACGGAGCAACAACGCACAGGTTCTCGACAACAGTGCCGTATACGGTACCGGTCGGTACGTTGGAGTCTGCGATCACGTTACCGATACCCATGAAGTTCTGGAGATAGGACAGACCGAACTGAGACTCCAGAGTAACGTTGTGATTGCCAAGATAGGTGTACATGTCACCCGGATTTACGAAGAAGACGGGAGTTCCGAACTCGTCCTCGAACAGTACTGCGAGCTTACCAGCGGCGGCAGCAATAGCAGCCTGGAAGTTTGTTCCAGTGGCAGTGCCGGTGCCAGTTGCGAGGCCATCAAAAATGGTCTTGCGAACCTTTCTCTGGATCTGCTTGATCATCTCATCGTTGGTCTTGCCAACTGCGATATCGTAGCCGTACTTGCCGATGCTCTCAATGCCGGTAAGGTTTCTAAATTTGCTGTAATTGATCTCGACGACTTCACCGTCGCCCGCTGCAATACCGCTGTCCGGGATCAGAGCCTTCTCTGCTACGGCAGTAGCACTAAGAGTTCCAGAGATCTCGTAGGTCTTAAAAGCTGTGCCCGGTGCTACGACATCAACAGAAGTCTTGCCCAGAACAGCAAGCAGCTGCTGTACGTTTGCCTCAAATTTTGCTACAAAATTAACGTCCTGTGCCTTTGCGGCAACAATCATGTTTGCCATGTTTTTCTCCTTTACTGGAATAAATCAATGTGGTCTCTAATTGCCTGCAGACGCTCACGCTCGTCCTTAATGGCAAGAATATCGGCCTTGTTGGCTGCAGGGATCCTTGCCTCGCCTGCGTCACGAACATTCGGGTATTTGTTGGTGGTCTGGGCGAATCCTTTGATCGCCTCAGCCTGTGCCCTCAGATCTTCCTCGGAAGTACCACGCAGAAGGTTTGCCGGGACTCCGGTCTCCTGTGAGATCCGATCTCTCAGTTCCTGTTCCTGTCTGGCACGCTTCATTGCATCCAGCTCTGCCTGCAGTGCATCAGCTCTCTCGTTGGCCTTTTGCAGGTCGCTCTTGCTGGCTTCCTCAGCTGCGTCGAATGCTGCAGCCTTTGTTTTCAGATCCTCATAGTCCGAATATTTCGCACGTTCACGCTTCAGCCGGTCGCCGACAATGGCATCCAGCTCTGCCTGCGTGAATGTCTTTTCCGATGTGTCCATCGTGGTGTCCTGATTCACAGTTTCGTTCATGCTACAAATCCTCCAAATGAGTGGTTTACCTCGTTTAAGGCACGAGTTGCCAAAAACAAAAGCACCTGTTACGGTGCCTTTATCATCTCTATTTTTCTAAGTGCATATGCACGTCGCTTTTGGGCGTTGATGGCCTCTTTGTTTTGCTGATACAACTCCCGGCGCATCGTGTTGATCTTGTCTTTCGGCTTTGCTCCGGATGCCTCCGTGTAAGCTGCCAGATACTCCTCCGGATCGTAGCCTTCGACATCCGTATCGGTGTTGTGCCGGACAACATAATTGCAGTCACAGTTGGCATGTATATGCTCTGCGTGCCCTTTTCGGAGCGTTCGCTTGCTGATGTACTGCCAGCCTCTGGAGGCCAGCGTTATGCAAAAGGCACAGGTCTCACTGCCGCCTGGGATCCATGCAAACTGTGCCCCATCTCGGGCAGCATTCTGCAGCATGGTATCAGCAGACACCTGTTTGACCAGCCTGCCGATGGTCTGCGGGATGACTGCCTCCGACTGTTTAGCCGTGCCATATACGGCCTGTGCAGTCTCTGCATATGTTGCTGTCTCTGCCGGTTCGGCAGCGGGCACAGACACATTGCTTGCCATCGCAATGGCATCGTACAGCTCACAGGCAAGCGCACCAGTCGCTTCTCCATATGTCGAGGCAAGCGAGTATGCATAAGCGACAATCTCGCGCTCATGACCCGCAAAACCGCCTATGCGCTCAATGTATGCCGCCATCGCATCACTGGCCTGCTTACTGATCACTGACAGAGACGTCCGATATCTAGACCATGCCCTCGCTGGAATTGTCATCGGTGTTTACCTCCAAACTATCGAAGAGAGCAAGACCTCTGCTGCGTGCTTCCTGGGCTTTAATGCGCCGTATGTCGGCCTGGTCGAAGCCGATCATTTCCAGGAAAACATCCGTACCAGCAAACTCTGTCCGGGCAGATGCGATCTTGATGGCTGCGTCTGCTGTCATTGCTACGGATGGCATGGCCGGATTCTTAAAGTGAGCGATCACGTTCTTCTCGTCATCCGTTAGTTCATCAATCGACACGTTCCGAGCAATTGCCTGTGCCATCTGGGCGATCGTCCGCAGGGAGTTACCATTTCCGGCATTAAGCTGTTCAGCCATGAGCACCAGCGTCTGAGACTGTGCAAGGATGGCGTCCGAACTGGTCGGATTAGCATCATTGACCACTCCGGTATCCGTGACAGACAGCCCTGTAGCAGCGGAGAACTGCGTGCTCAGGATGCGGATCATCTCGACATGCGGTGAGATGTTGCCCTGCTGCAGCTGTCCAAACGTGGGCTTTTCACCGGTCTCCGGATTAGTGGTAGATGCCAGGATGTTTCCGACGTACTGCTTAAATTTGTCATTGATCAGCAGATCATATTGCTCGTCCGTTATTCCAAGCAGATATTTCTGCGGAGCTGTCGAAAATTCAAGGCCGATCGTCGCATTAGCAATCGTGCGGACATATCCCTCGATCAGTCGCCGAACAGGCTCTTTCAGCCGGGAGCGTCCAAACGGCTTTGAGCTGGTAGCATTCCAGACAAGAGGCTCCATGAGCGGCCTGCCCATTGTATGCGGATGCTCTTCAGCAACCCACCTATTAGATCTAAGCCTACGAAGCACCCAGATGGCCGTATCCGTGTACAGGTTGACCAGACCCGGCACCCATGCCTGCGTTTCGTCCTGGCATGTGTCAATGATGGCCATACCGCAGTCGATCCTGCCAAGCTCACCGTTCCAGAGGGCGGAAGCTGTCTCCGGAGAATGAAAGCGAATCCTGCATCCGATCTCCTGATCAGCGGAAAGCGTCGCAAAAGCGCAACCATATTTGAGTTCGTCCCGGCAAGCCTTCATGTATTCTGCAATCAGCCGGTTATCATCCAGTAGCTGACCCATGATGGTCGATTCCTGCCCGCTGGCAGATACGAAACCATCAAACATAGACCGGGATGCCAGGACATCAACAGTCTTTGCACCCCAAGAGCATCCGATCTCTAGGCCTGCGATGCCCTTCGGCAGTGCAATGCCCAGGTTAACGTCTGCCAGTCTTACATGCCCCTCGTAATATTTGTTTTTTACAGCGTTCGGTCCTCGATGCTTGTTGAATACAGCGATCAGCTCGTCCAGTTTCGCCTGCGCAACAGGGTCGAGGCCTTCAACTCGTCCAATCGTTAGGTTTGTCATTGTCATCCAATCCTCATCTTTTTACTGGGATCTCGTTTTGTTGTACGGGCACCCCAGAGTGCGAGGGCGCATGCTTCAATGGGAGCCGAATTAGAGCCACCGAAACCCCAACCTCCCCCAATATTCCTCTTTATTGCATTCAGCGCAGAATCATTCAGATCTGCCTGAGGCTTGTACCATGTAATTGTTTGCTCAGCCAACTCAGCGGTAAGCTGACTCGCAGAAGCCACTACATTGGCCGCAGAAGGCCGTATAATCGAGCCTTTCGCCTTCCACGTATCAACGATCCGCTCTACTAGCAAATCAACGCCGTTCCGACCATCTATGACCACGCACGCGGCTGTTTTGTATCTGGCATTCAGCCAATCAGCCAACCACTGCAGGCCTCTTGCTGTGGGCTGCCTGTCGATCAGTGAGATCCGAGCCGGGCCATCCTTCGGAATGACCGCACCACACAAGCAGACCTCCGATCCGTCCGGCGAAAACTTGACGCCATATGCTGTCTTGCCTTCTGGCTTCAGCTGTTCCGACGCGCACGCATCCCACTGCGCCGGATTTATGGCCTTTTCATCTTCCTGGACAAAAACAGGAGACCACCATCCGAGACGTTCACGGGCAAAGGTGTCTGGATCCAGCTGTTCAGCTTCTCCCTCGATAGTCGAGAGCAATATCCGCTTGCCTAGTGCCGGGTTACTGTCAGCCCAACGCTGTCTGTCCGTGATGTCTCCGATCTCATCGACCGAAAACTCGAACCATGCAGCCTTTTTTGTTTTGCCATCCAGAGCCTTCTGCCGGATGGATCTAAAAACAGTCCCTGCAGCGGTCGGATCCGGAGGAGTGCCGACGTATATCGTCTGCGGGTTAAGGCTTGCAGAAATCGCCGGGAGGAAACTGGCCTGCTGGTCAGAGTCAAGCTCCTGCGCTTCGTCAAAGATCAGCAGATCGCCGTGCTGGCCTCGTCCACCGTTTCTAGTTCTTGCCAGGAATTTGATCCTCGCGCCATTCTTCAAAATTATTTGCTCACGGCCTAGTGCCGTCTTGATCTCTGCGACATGAGGCCGAATTTTTGGCATCTCGAAGAAGTCCCGCATCTCTTCAAAGGTCTCTGTTGCGGTTTTCTGGAGATGCGCGGTATAGATGACCTGCTCATTAAGCAAAAGCATGCCGGAAGCAGCACGGCCTTGCACCAGTAACGACTTGCCATTTTGCCGCGGGACAGACCCGCCACAGGTCGGACAGGCCCATCTGCCGGAGGGTGATCTGGACATCCAGTCATCAAGCACTTCTGCCTGCCACTCGTCCAGTTCCAAACCGCCGACCTTCAGAACTCTGGCAGCATCCATGCCATCACTGTCAACGTAAGCCGGAACGATCCTTGCGCACGGCTCCTGGCTTCCCATCAGCCGCTCTGTTTCCGAGGATCTCACCGATCTCGTCATCGTTGTCACCTGCTCCTTCTATGTCTTCGATCTCGCGGATCGTCTCTCTGTATTGTTTGGACAGCTGGGCAAGGTCTCTTGCTCCGGGCTTCCGGTCGATAGCATCCGCGAGGATCTCTAAAAGCTCCTTTAGCTGTTCCAATCTCGATTCATTAGTCTTCGCTTTGAGCAAAATTCTCACCTCACTTGGTCATATTTGTCCCGTGTGGAAATCGGCGCT